TAACGCTTACGAAGCAAATGAACTAATAGAAATCGTGTATGCGTACCAACGGCTGGTCGACCCTGAAGATGGATCCGAAGGAATCTACTGCACTGTATTCCACAAGGAGTACAGCGGAGACAATAACGAGGCGCCTGCCTATGCAAAGCGTGAACTACTTAACGGCTATGAGGACTACCCAGTTGTAGTCACTAAGCTGTCTGAAGACAGCAAGCGCCTGTACGATACAACAACGGTCCCAGACTTACTTCGTGGTATACAGAACCAAGTCAAGGTAGAGCGTGACTCCAGGATCGACCGCAATAGCCTAGCTACCTTACCTCCAATTCTGCACCCAGTAGGACAGGCACCTAGCGACTGGGGGCCAGGTCGAATGATTCCATATCGCCGTAAGGGCGATCTGGACTTTGCGCCTACTCCCGCTTATAACCAGGGTTCAGTAGAAATGGAAGTTAACCAGTCTGCTCAAGCAGACCGTCTAGTAGGACTGGACGAGAACTCTCAGATCTCGAGTGTACGCAAGCAGTTCTTAGTAGACAAGTTCTTGCAGCACAACGCAGAAGTAATGCGCATGGCTTATCGTTGCTTCCAGCGCTTTGGGCCAGACGAAGTGTTCTTCCGTGTAACTGGCGTACCAGATCCTCAGGTTATGGACCGAGGCGACCCAGATGAAAACTTTGATATTACCATTAACTACGATGTCTTGAACACAGATCCCAAGTCTCAAGAGGTTAAGCTAGCTCAAATGACTCAGCTTATACAACTGGACCGCAACGGACGAATAGACGTAGACAGATTGATTTCTGTTCTTGCGGGTTCGGTTGATCCTATACTTGCGGACTCTGTCCTTACACCTGTCGAAAATGCACAGCAGCAAGTAGTTAAGGATGTAACCGATGACTTAACCAAGATACACGCTGGCATCGAAATGCCAGCACGTGCAAGCGGAGGACAGATTGCTATGCAAGTCCTTGAGCAATACGGTCAACAGCCAGACATTCAGCAGAAGCTACAAGAAGACGAAGCCTTTGCTGCTAGGTTGCAGAAGTACGCAGGTCAATATCAGTTCCAGATGCAGCAGATGCAGAACGCTGAGATTGGCCGCATAGGTACAACCCCTGCACAGATGGGCGAAGTGGGCACCCAGGAAATGCCGCAATACTAATATGGAAAAACCTCAGATCGAAGAAGACATCGAGCACCTTAAACGGCACGATTCATTTAACCGCTTTATAGATTTTGTAAAGCAAATGCGGGAGGAGTGCATCGCAGAAATGTACGAGTCCCCTACGGACAAGATCCAACAACTTTCAGGACGTATACTTAGTTACGATCAGATACTAACTATGTCTACCTGGGGCAAGCATTCCCCTTCGGAGTAATTTCTTAGCACGCATTTCGTGTGCTATAATGCAAAACATAGCTATCGCTCGGCGTTGAAGAGTGGAATTATATGAACAACGAAGTCACAACGGGAGACGCTGAACCCGAAAACTCTACAGCGGAAGAAAAAACAAATATATCAGCGGAGGATTTTGCGATTCAACGCTTAGGGCAGCCAGCCCCTGAACCCGAGGAGGAAGAGACTCCAGAGGTCGAGGAAGAGGTTGCTGACGAAATTGCTACTGAAGAAGAAGAAGGTGCAGAGGAATCGGACGAGAGTACCGAAGACGAAGAACCCGAAGCTGAATCAGAAGAGCAAGTTCTTTCTCAGATTGATTTAGACGAAATGTCCGAAGAGGAACTGCGGGAACTAGCTGACAAGCTAGGCAGCCGTGCAGTAGCCCGCTTTGGAGAACTCACAGCTAAACGTAAGGCAGCAGAAGAAAAGCTACAACAAATTGAAGCTAAACTTTCTGCCGAGCAAAGCAATCCACTGCAGCCCAAGAAGGAAGTTAAGAACAATCCGTTTGATAGCGTAGATACTTTAGAGGATCTACAATCTAAAGCAACGGATGCTAGTAACGTCATTGAATGGGCAGAGGACATTATGTTCAACGCAGACGGATACGAAGCTGATGATGTAGTCACAGAAGTAGAAGGTAAGGAAATGACCAAGGCAGATGTCCGCAATGCTTTATTGCAGGCACGCAAAGCCAGGGATAAGTTTCTTCCTGCTCGCTTAGAAGAAATCCAAAAGGTTGAACAAAGCAAACAAATGCAAGAGCACCTCAGTGCTCAAGCTGAAGCTGAGTTACCATGGATGACAGGCGAGGATAACGATACACGGCGTGAATACGAGGCTATCATGAAGGACCCTAGGGTTGATACATTGATGGATAATCTTCCCGCTGACGTAAAGGCTCAGATGCCCTATCTACTAGCGCACGCAGCTAACAGCATCTACGGCAGGAAAGAAGTAAAGAGTGCAAAGTCCAAAGTAAGACTTAACCCTTCTAGTACTTCTACCCCAAATGCCGCAGGTTCTGACAAACCAGTTAACCGCACAAATAAATCAATCAAGAACTTGAGTACTCAGTTTAAGCAATCAGGAGACAAAAGTGACTTCATTACTCTCAGAACTCTTCAACTACAAAATAGATAAATCAAGAAGCTCTGCTTCTTGAACTAATTAATTAAATCATAAAATAAAATGGCATTCTCAAATACATTCGACACCACTAATCCTGGTTCCGCTGTTTCTAATCGTGAAGACCTTACAGATGTACTTACCATCTTGGCTCCCGAAGAAACTCCCGTTCTATCATCTGCTTCTAAAAAGAAGTCTGGTGCTACATTCACTGAGTGGACCGTAGACGCTCTTTCCGCTCCTAGCACTGCTGGAGTTCGTGAAGGTGCTGACGTTGGTCAAACAATCGGTAACGACGCTGATCCTGGTTTCATCGACAAGTTTTCTGGTCGTGCTCGCCTTGGTAACTACGTTCAAAAATTCCGCCGTGCCTTCCAAGTCTCTGACTTGCAAGATGCTGTTGAGTCCGTTGGACCTGCCAAGATTGCACAAGCTGAAGCTAAAGCAATCCGTGAACTAAAGCGTGACGTCGAGGCTACCCTACTTGGTACTCAAGACCGCAGCGTTGAAGACGGAGTCAATACACCTTACGGCCTTCGTGGTCTCGGTGACTGGATCGACTCCGCTGGTCCTGCTGACGTTCCTGCTGCATTCCGTACTCCTGCGTCTTCGATCTACGACATCAGCACTTCTGGTGCATTCAGCGAAGCTGCATTGAACGACTTGATCTCTTCGATCTATCGTGAAACTGGTAGCTCCAACAACCTTATGCTTGTTGCTGACACTGGTCTTCGCCGCACGATTGCTGACTTCGCTCGTATATCTGCTGGAGCAACTGAAAACATCCGTAGCGTAAACTACGACGGTAACCGTGCAGAGATCAAACTCTCTGTCGAGCTATACCAAAGTGACCACGGCATCGTGTCCATCGTTAACATGAACCCAGATACTGCTCCTGCAACTATCGCAGGCGGTACTGACTACAACGACGGATACCTCATCAACCCTGAGTACTACGGCGTGCACGAACTGATCCCTATGGGTTCAACTCGTCTGCCTAACGAAGGTGGAGGCGAACGTGGATTCTGCGATTGCACACTAACGCTTGGTGTATACCACCCTCAAGCGCACGGTAAGATCACTCAGTAATACTTGCTGAAATTTCGGGGAGCCAGATTTTTCTTGTCTGGCTCCCCTTTTTACCATTAGCTTTAAAGTATGTCTATTATTACAAACGCACCCAAGTATTCAGACGACGAGGTCAACAAGGCCTTTATGGATGAAATTAAGAACGGCTTTCAACTAGAGAAGCGGACCGAATCAACTCGTGTCAACCAGGCTCGAAAAGAAGCCTCACAAGAAAAAGGAAAAGTGCACCCCGTGCTAGGTCGTTGCGTAGCAACTATACCGCACCGTGAGTACTTCCGACTCATTAAAAAATACGGACAAGAGACAGTGCATTCCAAGGAGTTCCTGGCTTATTTCCAAAAGAATTTTTCAGACCTTACGCCTAACAAACTTTAATGCCTACTGATGCAGATAAAACCTTACAGCGATTTATATAAACTAATAGTTGCACTATCTGGCGTAGGTACCTTTACCCCAGAAGAAAAGGTTAATATAGAGCAGTTCGTTAATCGAAGGGCATTTGAGGCTTACCGTGCTAGCCCGAGCTGGCCACGATACGCAGTCATAGGCGAAGAGCGCACAATCAGCGCAGACGGCACTATACCTTACACGGAAGCTAGCCTAGACGATATATCAGACTTTCAGCGCATCTATCGGCAGCAGCCATTTAATCGCAACTCTGCATTAGAGTACGAGTTCTATGTGGACTCCAACGGCGCTCACGTGCTTAACCTTGTTGCCAACGACTCGGGTAAGGTATTTGTGAACTATCAAAAGGAACTTCCTGCGTTTACAGAAGCATCCGCCGATATACCTTACGAGTTCTTTTTCTTTCTAGGGCATGCAGTCTATGCCGACTTTCTTCGTATGGATGGTCAGCACACGAAGGCCCTGCAAGAGGAGGGCATAGCTAATACTTACCTGGCGCTAGAACTAGAGAAGATTGACCTTCGGTCAAACAACAATACAATCAACAAAAAGTTTTCAACTTATGTGAATCGGCAAGCCCGATAGCACTTAACCCCTGTGATATAATACTCAATTATGGCAAGTTCAAGAAATAACGCACTGGAGTTCAGCTCCGTAGGTTCAATAGTAATCGATGCCCAAACTGGGGCTTCACCCGTTGGTACATATGGAGCTATCCAGGTCCTTAAGGATTCAACCATTTCGGCATTGACTGCTAGTAATGTTGCTAATGTCGGTGACTTAATTACGACTTTAGGAGCGGGAACAATTATATATGGCAACTTTACCTTCGTTGCTATTAGCAGTGGATTAGTGCAACTACACAAGGTCTAGTATGCACATTAGCCTTGATTCAGCCCTGGGTCGCCAGCGTCGGCTGAACTCAGTGGGCGAG